TCTATCATCATCTCAGCAATTAACTTCGCTTTTCTTGATTCTATCTGTGAAGTTATCTGTTGAACACGTTGTGTCATCTGCATTGCTTGTGGATTTTGCTGCATCATCGCAGGATTTTGCATCATTGGTCCTAATTGTTGTTGTATCATTTGTAATTCTTGCATTTCTTGTACAAATTCTAATTGAATTTGTTCTTGTGCCATGAATGAAATGTGTTCAAGTATGTTTTTTTGCAATGACATCATTGCTATTGGATTATTTTGCACCATAGAGATAGACATAAAACTTAAATGTGCATCAATGTGAGCTTTGTGGTCTTGTCCTGGAAATGCTTGAAACGGTTTTCCATTAATTGCCATAATATTTTCTAACGCCGGATCCATTGGTTGTGGTGGAGCTGGTGGTGGAAGTATTGCATTTACATTTTTTACACCTAAAGCGTCATACATAGATCTATATGCTTGATACAAATTATGAATTTTAGGATTTGATTGTGCAAGTTGTAATTGACTTTGTGCCATACTAATTCTTTGTGTTTGTGAAAATATATTTGGATCTGCCACAGGTAAAATATCTACTCTGTCATCAAAATCTTGTACTTTAATTTCACGTCTTGCACCTGGTACATCATATGGATATGTAGGTGGTAAATATGTTTTAAATACTTCTGCTAATAATTTAAATTCTTGTTTTAATCCTACGTACAATCTTTTGTGTATTGCAGACATAACTCTTGAACCACGTTCTAACAATGCAACTGTAGTTCCAACTGCAGCCTGTTGATTCATATCACCAACTTGCATGTCAGCGATAGCTGCAAATCTTTGACCTGCTTGAACCACAATACCCATTAATTGTAGTAGAGTTGCGTCTGGTCCTTTGAAAGGTAAAGTCATAAACTGATCTTTAATATTGCCACCAGGCGCATCTACATCCCTAAACTCTCCAGGCTGTAAAGGTTGTGCATCATCTCTGACTCTAATGCCACGTGATTTAAAACCAGCTGGTAAGTTAGCTAAAGTTCCCGCATCTAATAATTGTCTAAGAGCTGCAGTTGCAGTTCTTGTTAATCCACCGATCATATGTATTAAACCAAAACCATAAAACCCTGTGCCTGGTAAAAATTTAAATTGCACAAAATAATTTGTTTTAGTTTTTTTAGGATCGTCAGGTTTGTAATTTCTTCTAATTGATAAAACTTTTTGTCCTGCTTCTGAAACAGTTATAACATAAGGTAATTTAATTCCTGTTGGTTCACCATCACCACCCATATCCTCATAACCTTCTAAATCTAAATTAGTGTGTACTTCATACAAAGTATATTGATCTTCTTGACCATCTTTAGAAATTCCTTCAAGTTCTAATTTTTTATCTTCTAATTGATTTTCTGTAACAGGTGGTGTTCCTAATTCTACGTCTCTATAAAATCCTGCTACTTGTTGTTTACGTAATTCATTTTCAGAAATTTTAATTACATGAATAACTGCTTCTGCATCTTCTAAAGAGTTTGCAGAGTAAGGTACAATTAAATCATCAGCTGGTACAAATTTAGATACGGCTCTACCTAAGAGGGAATCATAATATACTTTTTTAAAGGTAGAGCCGCTGAGAGGGAGATAAAAAAGCATTTGATCAAACTCAGGCTCGTATTCCTTCATTTGATCCATGATTTGATAATTCATAAAATCTTTTACACGTTTAGATTGTTCTTCTTTTGGAACATCAACTGCTCCCATAACTTGAGTTCTTACAGGTCCATCAGCGGGTAGTAATTCTTTGTAAGCTTGCGCTTGAAATTGTGTTACCGCCTCTGCAAGAACAGGGTGATTAACACCACTTGCACCTCTAAAAGGTTCTGTTCTTCTTTCGTATTTAAAACCTAATAACTCTAATCCATTTCTATATGTGTCTTCCCAATCACCACGAGATTCTTTGTACTCGTTGTATTGATCTACCATTTTAGCTCCAAGTGGATCTAAAACTTGTTCACCTAAAAAGTCTGCTAAATTTTCGTAATGATCTTGACCACCTTCTTCAGTAATAGCTCTAGGGTCAAATGCAATTTCTGCACCGCCCTCTTCATCCATAGTAACTTCCACATTACCTTGTTGATTTTTCTTTTCAATTATCTCATCTCTCTCTTGAATTAATTCTTCTTGTTTTGGAACTTCAACAACGGTTTCTGAAACGTTCGGAAGTGGTTTCTCTATTGTAGCCATTTATTATTTTCCCTCTTTGTTAAATAGGTCGTAGACGAATCCCTCTTGATTCTGATATTTTTTATACTGGTCATATGCAGTCATAGCTGTACTTACTGCAAGTCCCGGTAAACCTGCAAACCTACTTATACCCCTAATTGTAGCAGGATTCAATCCCAATCTCAATGCCTTGTTCAGCTTACCAGATTCTGCAATACCTGATACTTTTGCTAGTGGTTCCATAGCTGCCAGACCAATCCAGTTTAATGGATCACTTGCAATCTCACCTGGGCTCTTACCTTCTTTTACTTGTTGACCTATAAAGTATGAATCTATTAAAGCAGTTGGTAATGGAGCTCCTACTTTTGCTAAAGTTTTAAATACGCCTTTGGTAACACTTTTATCTCCCGCGGGTGGTTTTGTATCTACTTCTACTGGAATTGGATTTTCTTCTGCATATAGTTTTATATCAGCTTGTGATGCAATGTTATCATTACCAGTTACAAATGCTCCAATTTCTTTATTGTATTTAAGCGCTGCGGCTGCAGATAAAGCTACTGCGGCTCCTCCTCCAACTGCAAGCTCTGGACTTTCTTCTAAAATTTTTCCTGTATCTGCATTAGCTATACTTGCAATACCCGCCGTGCCCACAGTTCCTAAAATAGCAGCGGTAGCTAATTTACCAATTACCGGAACTTTAGACATTGCTTTTAAATATTTACTATTTTTTGCAATGTCTGTTCCTTTATATTTATTTATAATTTGTTCAACATCAAAAGGAACTGAATTTTTATCAAATGCAATTTTATCAATTGGATTATTTTTTAAATTTGTTTCTACAACAGTTGCAGGAAGTTTTCCTTTTTCTGGACTAATTGTATTTTCAAAATTATACACTGCTTGTTTTAAAGCAGTATTAACTGGAGTGGGAGAATCTCCAAGTTTTGGAGCTTTAGGATTTATAACCACTTGTTGATTTTTAATTTCAAAATCACCTATGTTATAACCTGTTTGATTTTTAAAATCGGTTTTAATTTTTTCTACTTCTTCTAGTATGGCAGCTTGTCTTTGAGGACTGGCTCCTTGAGCGTCTCTTGCTAGATTAGTTATTTTTACATCATAAGCTCGTTTAAATTTATTAAGGGAGTCTTTTATATATTCTATTCTAGTAAAATTTTCTTTATAGTTTGGAAAATTTTTCATTAATCCTTTAATATCTGTATGATCACCTGCTATATCAAAACCAAAACCTTTCATAGCTGCAGCGGTGTCGTCAATTAATTGTATTTCTTTTTCAGGTAAACCTAAAAGTCTAGCCATTCCTGAATTACTTAATCTTTTTGCTGAGGATGTCATTAAAATTAAATTTTTTTGCAAAGGGCTATTTAAATAATTTTCTGGAGCTTTAATGGTTTTATATTTGTCTGCCGCAAACCTTAACGCTCCTGCAGTTCCTGCATATAAATTTCCTAATCTAAAAATTCTACTTCCAAAATTTTCAGTTGCTATTTCCATAGGAAGTTTTGTTTCTTTTGCAAATCTTCTAATTAATTCTCTAACTCTTTCTGTGTCAGGTATTTTTTCATTTAATAAAATATCATCACTATTTTTAATAACTTTATCTAAAGCTTTTACTTCAGGAAAAATAGCTTCGTGTTTTTTAATTAATTGTTTATTTAAATTTTGTCTTTTAACTGATGTTTCTATAAATCTAGCACTTATTTTTGTACCTGAGTTTTTGTTAATGCTTTTTGCTATTTGACTTGGATTTTCAATTTCTGGATTTTTATCTAAAAATTCTTTTACAAGAACATCTTTTTGTTTTTGAATTTTTGCATCGGTTCCTGGCATTGATTTAACTACCTTATCAACTTTTAATTCTCCTCGATCTAATAAAGTTTTATATGCTTTGGTCCAAGCATCCATTCCTCCTTTACCTTGATCTCTAATTCTAATTAAACCTTCTGCCTCTAGAGCTTCTGTTACTTCTCTAGAACTTAATCCTGTGTTTAAAAGTTCAATAGATCTATCTTTTGCATTTGGAAAAAATTTAAATAACTCTGCACCTTTTGTAGGTAGGCCAAAAATTCTACTCATAATTAATTGACCATTTGTTACCCTAATATCAGCTCCTGATTTTTTGACTAAATCTTTTACCATGTCATCAAAAAAAACAGCGTTAGGTTGATCAGGGTTAGGATTTTGAGAAATCCTTTCTTGAATATAAGATATAAATTTTAAGGCTTCAGGACCTCTTTGTTTAATTGGCGGTGGTTTTCTAGCCACTATCGCCTCCTAGTGAACATCGTAGCGAGGCCACCATCAGCCATATGCGGTCCGTAGCTTCCTGCACCTGGATTTGTAAACCCACCACTCTGTCCTTTTCCGGACTTATCTTCTCTTTCAGCACGTATAGATCTTTGAGTAGGTCCGCTTGGATCAAAACCACCTCTATCTACATCTCGTCCTAAACCTTTTTTAGATTTTGTTTGTAGATCAAGTAATTCTTTTTCAGCTGCAGCTAGTCTTGCTGCTTTTCTTTCAGCAGAAATTCTTGTATTAGCTTTCATTTTTGAAATAAAGTTTCTTAAAGCCGTATCATAATTATTAGTTCCAAAACCTGATATTACATTTTTACCAGATAACACAGAACCCGATCCATATTTTAAACCACCTGTTCCTGGATCTCTACCAATTAAATTTTCTCCTAGTTCTAAAAAGTTTAATTGATCTGCTATGTTTGCATTGTAAGTTGGAGACTCGGGATTAAATGGACTTCTCATATAAGCTAACATTGAACCTGGCAATGGAATTTTACTCATTATTCCTTCTTGTGATTGTTTTAATAATCGATCTCCAAGCGTGCCTTTTACTTTTGGTTGAAAAAATTTATCCATAATAAAATTTTTAGTTTTGCCCATCATAGTAGTAGGAGGAAAATAATCTGTAGTCCCTTCTAATTGTGATAGTCTAAAATTTTTTGGATCTCCTGGTAAAGATGTAAACGTTTCTTGTAATTCCATAATACCTCCGCCACCACCACCTTGATTTATTTGTGAACCAATAATATTTTTATCCGGTGTTGTTGAAGCATTTGGATCATAATAACCTAATGATTGTAATTTGTCCGCGATCGCCTGATCTTCTTCACCATAAGCTTTCATGGAATTGTAAATTGCTAATGCTTGTCCTGTTAGCGGATCGCCGCCCATAAACAATCCGACTCGACCGCCGTCTGCTGCTGTGAAAGTTCCAGGTTCTGTAATAGTTCCTTCTTTTAATCCTTCAAATTCATAAGGAGTTATTTTTGTTCCACCCTTCATATCCATTATGGTTTTATAAGTATCGTAATCCATATTTTTAAAACCTTTCATTTTAGAAGCCTGAATATCTTGTTTACCTACCTCGGCCCTTAAATCACTACCAATAATATTATTAGAATATGGATCAACAGATAAACTTTGTGGTGCACCAAATTTTTGAGGAACATCATTTTCCATAATTCCAGTTGGTGTTATAAACCTTTGTGTAAAACTTGTAGGCGTATCTACCACTAAAGATTTTGTCATTTTACCAGTAGGGTTGTCTGTTATTGTAGAAGTCCGATCAAAAAATGATTTTGTGTCTCCATCAATATCTGTCGTTCTCATATTAGTAACAGAATCAACAGTTGCATCTTGCATAAAAGTATCTCTGCCTGTGGCTGTTTGGTATGCATTAAACAATGCATCTGCTTCTGTATTTTCACCCATTGTATAACCACCTTTAGTTTTTACAAAATTTAAAAATTTATTTGCAGTTGCTACATCTGCAAAGGTCATTGGCTTGCCTGTGTATTCATCGAATGTTAAAAGTTCTGTGCTTTTATCTTTTGTTGGTGGATTAATTATAGATGGTGGGCCACCAGGACCTTTGGGTCCTCCTCCACCTCCTCCTCCACTACTATGTTGGACTACACCACCCGCACCTGGATTGTAACTTCTAGAATAAGTTCTTGATGAAGGTGATTTAAAATCTGATTTAGAGGCATCCATACCTCCCCCTTGAAAACCTATTCTGCCACCATTTTTCTTTTTTTCAAACAAAACTTCAATGCCAATCGTTCCGCCGTCCGCTTTTTCTTCTGGGTAATCAACGCCACCACGTTGTTTAATATATTCTGAAAGATCCATATCTTCAGGTATGGTTCTTATTCTTTTTTCTAATTCAAAATCGTCTATTAATTCCTCATACTTTGCCATCAGTAGTATTCCTTATCTATTCGCGGTAATGGATCTTCTTTGTAGTCGTCAGGTAAGTTTACAAAGCCTCCCTGTCTGAACCGCATTACTGCTTGTGTTGTACTATCCACCAAATCATCATGATCTCCATAAGGAAATGATGCGCACTCCTCTATAACCTCATCTGCGAATTCTTCGTCAGGCGCCCAGATCATCCCCGACTCGAACATCGGAGCGACAGCGTTTACCCTAGAATGTTTATCTTGACCTTTACTAGGAGTGAAATTTATAACAGGAATACCAATTTTTCTCAACTCATAAGTTAATGGCTGGCCACTGGCTTTTGCTTCAATAATGACTGTATCAGGTTTCCAATATTTATATTGCTCTAATGCTTCTTTACGAAGCTCTGGAAATTCTAATCTTTCCTTGTATGCATCCAATAATATCAAGTGAGCAGGGCTATCATCATTTGGATGAAACACACCCCATGTTGTAATGGCAGAATAATCTGCGGTTTCTTTTTTAGAAAAAGCTGTGTCATAACTTTGGATGATATGTTTTAAAGGCGGTATAGAAGATCTTGTCCAGGTCTTCCACCACTCACGTTTGATTATAGATCCTTCTTCACTTGTCGGGTTCTGCATCCACTGCGCATTCCATTTACCAGTTGATAAAGATGCCTTGACTCCTTCGAGCTCTTCTAGCTTCCAATACTCTGGCCATATAGGTTTCTTAGATGGCATGATCGCAGGGAACTCTATGATCTCCCACTTGTCTGCTTTTAAATTTTTTTGAGAGTTTAACAACGCTCCGGTTAAATCTTTTAAACTCCAACGAGTCATAACCACGACGATTGCTCCACCTGGTTGTAAACGTTGACGTGGTCCTGATGTATACCATTCGTAAGCACGCTCCAGCGCTTCTGGATTCATTGCGTCTTGCTCCGAGTGTGGGTCATCGATAATAAGTAAATCCGCTCCACGGCCCGTGATTGCTCCACCAACACCAGCTGCATAATATTCACCGCCCTGTGATGTTTCCCATTTACCCGCGGCTTGTGAATCGGGGTCGAGTCTTGTTTGAAATATTTTTTGATACTCAGGACTATCAATTAAGTTTTTAGCTTTACGTCCAAAACGAATTGCAAGTTCTGTGGTGTGTGTTGTTTGTATGATTTTTAAATTAGGTCTACGTCCCACCATCCACGCAGGAAGTAAGAACGATGCAAACTCAGACTTAGTATGTCTTGGCGGCATGTTAATAATTAATCTTTTAATTTTGCCGGTGGCAATCTGATTAAATTTTTCAGAAATTTTTTTGTGATGTCTTCCTTCTATAAACTCTGGCCACATCTCTTTAACAAAAACCATAAAGTCATTTTTGACGAGCTCTTGTTTTTCTTTCTTTCTTAGTTGTGTGTGGAGCGCGGCGTATTCTTTTTGTCTTTCAAACGTTAGAGCTCTTGTAAATTCTTTCTCCAAGTATTTGGGTTTCATAAAATTTTTTGCAGAATTTTTTTGGTTCTGTTTTTCTCCTCTTTTAAATTTTAACATAGATCTATGACTAAAACAAACTCTATAGGTATATATTTTAGGAATCCTATCTGTCTGGGGGTGGGTGGGCCCCAGATCCTCGAGCGTACAACCTAAAGTTGTAGGGACCCCTAGCTATGCAGTTTTTGCATGGGATATTGTGGGAGGGTGTATGCAATTACTGCATACACCCAGTAGTTGTTATATCGCTTCTACTTTCCTTTCTATTCTCTCTTCTAAAGAATTTAATTGCGACTGCATCCAACGTCTTCTGGTTGCTGGTCTGTCAATACCTCTATTAGTAATTTCAATTTCTAAACCAATGTGAGTTTTGAAATAGTTTATTAAATCTTTATCACTCGGATCATTTACAAAATAAGTTTGTTTGTATCCTAGATTAATAAATTTATATCTAAAAAGAATTTCCCCAATATTCTTCTCAGTTATTTCATTGACACCAATCGCACTTAAAAACCAGCCCAATTGATCAGCTTGATTTCTGTCGTGGTCGCTCCAGTTTTGGTCGTAGTGTTTTAGGTTCTCGTATTTAACTATTAACATTTTATTTATCCTTTCTTTTGTTAATTAATATATATGGGAATTTATCAGAATGGTTTTTATTGTCAAACTAAATCGCACCTATTTGAAATAAAATTGTTGTAGTTATCCCCACAACCCCAGCTAGAATAACGATCGCAATTGCGATCGTTATTCCCAAATCCATTGGGTCCATCATTCCTGCCCTCCCACAGCTATTAGAGTATATTTACCTTTAGCGGTCCTATACCCTTGGTTATCCAAGTCGTAGTATGTCAAAAGTTTATCACCACTTTTGCTCATCCACTCTCTTGATAAATCGGTCCAGATACCCTTTCTGAATATTCTTTTATTATGCTTCTTAGCAAAATAACCGATTGTAAATTTATCATTTATTTCTAGTTTCATTTATTATCCTTTCTTTTATATATTAATATCTGGGAATTTATACTATTCCCAGATATTGTCA